ACTAGCTCTAGTAAAGCTTTCAGGACACAAGGTAACTCATCAACAAGAGCTTGCTATCTCTAGGTTTTAATACATTCTCCCTTAAGATTCTTTTCATCGACTCTCCAAACTCTTCGATGATATTCTCCTCATCTACACTATCATCAGCTTTGCTTGTAGCCAATACATCATAAATATCTTCTACTAATGTATCTATCTTCTTCATGTAAGTCTCCTTAGCTTGTTATTCTCACCATGCTTTACTTGTTCTTCTATCAGCTTTTCCAAGTACCATCGTGCTTTTCTCAAGTCCTCAATTCCATACTTCTCTCTATATCTAACCAAGTATTTTACTATGTTTCCCTCCAAGAAAGACATAGATTGGTCTAGAATAAAATCAGTTACTTCTATGTTTCCTTTCTGGTAGTAGTCAGGTGATATTGTATTCATTAGTGTGTCTCCCTCCATGTTGTACCTATTTTATAATTACCATCCAAAGGACAGTTTAGTTTGAAATCCTTTCCTGCTCTTCTTATACAATTAACTGCTAAGTCTCCGAAGAACTCTGCTTGTTTTTCCTTGACTTCCACTTGTATCTCATCATGTATCTGTCCTACCAGTTTATAATCTATCTTGTATACCTGACTAAAATGGTCAAGTATTACTACTGCTCTCTTCATAACAATAGCTCCAGCACTTTGAAGCAGGGTATTGAGTGCTGCATGTGGACTTCTTATATGAAGTAGTCTGCCATCCAGTCCTGTTAAATAACCAGACTCTGCGTTGCCAACTACTTTGTTTCTCAATATTCTTAGAGAGGGTGTGTTATTTAAGAAGTCTCTTTGTAATCGTCTACCATCTTCAGTCTTACCTCCTACTATCTTGCCTAATTTATGTGAACCTGCTCCGTATAGAAAGGCATAGATAAATGTCTTGGCATTATCTCTTGTATCTATATTCGCTGCTTTCTGGTTAGCTGTGTGTATGTCTCCGTGGATTACCTCATTGGTATAGTCCTCATCATTCATGTAGTGAGCAAGCATTCTTAGTTCCAGTCCAGAGGCATCTATACCAACTAGCTTATATCCTTCTTCCACTGTAAACAATTCCCTACACTTCTTTCCATAAGGTGAGTAGACAGCAGGTACTTGTGCTAGGTTAGGACTTGAGTGTGTCATCCTACCTGTTACAGCACCGCAGCTGTTTACCTTGCCTCTTATCCTATCATCCTTATCAACAGCATCTATCCAGCTGCTTACCATTCCCAGTCTCTTTTGCAGCATCAGGTATTTAGCTATGAGTTTCCCTTCAGGTATCTCTATTGTCGCCAGTACAGATTCAGCTACAATAGGTGTACCTAGTTCAGTAAACTGTTTAGGTTTCCAACCGAAGTGTTGTAGGTATCTAGCTATCTGTTGTCTACTTCCTAAGTTGAACTCTGGATACGTATAGTATCCCCATTCCATATCTCCTACTTCTCTTATATTGTTTGGATGAATCCACTCGGCACCTTTATCTAGTTGTGCTTGATACCTTTTAGATATACTACCATCTTTCTTATGTGTTTTTTCATGTGGAAAGTTTAACTTTATCCATACAGGTAGAGGTGTGAATACTTTTCTTACTTCATCTTCAGCAAGGAACATCTCTTCTTTAAGCAGAGCAAGTAAGCTGCTAGCTTTTCTTATATCGAACTTCCATCCGTTGAGTGTCTGTTGATGTGTTATCTTTGCTATCTTATGCTCTAGTTCCAGAGCTTTCTCAGACATATCCTTAGAGTTTAATCGTCTATAGAGTTTGTCTAGAATATGTACATCTTGGATACAATATTCTTTCATCTCTTCTGAGTAATGAGTCCAGTCTGAATAGAGTGTTTTAGGATAGTTCATCCTTACACCCCAAGAAGCTAAGGAATGTCCTCCTTCCCTGCTGGGATTATCCAGACGACTCATGACTAGAGTATCTTCTATGTCTCCCCACCATTTAAAACCAAGCAGCTTTTCCATAACTGGTAAGTCAAATCCAATGATGTTGTGTCCTATTAAAGTCTCTGCATTTATTTCAACAATCCAAGAAGGAAAGAATTTGATTGTCTCTGGTGTCCAGAACTCAGTCACATCCTGTCCAATTATCTTAGCTGCGATACAGTATATCTTGGTAGGATTCAGTCCATCTGTTTCTATATCAAATGCTATCTTCATTTCTTTTTCCTCTTATAAGAGAACCATTGTTTATTGTCAGCTTTCTTTTTCTTTTTATGCTTCCATTGTCTATGTCTCTTCATGATATTAGTTCTTCTAGAGATGGTACTACTTCTGAGATTCTTCCTGTATCGTTGTCGTAATGTAGGAAGCCTGTCTCGCCTGTCTCGCCTGTGTATCTATTCTTTAGTATCCTTAGTTTCGTTATGTTTCTTTTCCATTCATCTTCTTCCTGCTGGTTTCTCTCTAGTGCTATCACTATGTTGGACAGTTGTGCTATACCTTGGCTGCCTCTCAGGTGTGTCAAGCTTATCTCTCCTCCTTCTTCATGTGACAGATTCTGTTGTCTACTTAGGTGAGAGATGACGAACATCCCTATGTTTGTTTCAATGACAAGTTCTCTTAGTTGAGTCATTAAAGCATCTATGTTCCTGCGTTCATCGTTATGGTAATTGCCTGACATGATGATATTGAGATGGTCAAGGATAACCCACTTGACTCCTTGTGCTTTAGTCATCAGTCTTATTCTACTGACTATCTTTTCAACCGATAGTTCCTTGCCTTCATAGAGTGATAAAACTTCACCATCCTTTCTCTTGAATAGTTTATCGAAAGCTTTATCCGCTAGTTCTTTAGAGTAAGTCTGTCTTACTTCATCAAGATGATAGGGTACACATAATTCAATACCAACCAAACCATCCAAGGTACGCTCAGTAGTTTCTTCAAGATGAATGATACCTATTCTATCTGGAGTGGTAGTAAGGAGGTGGTGTTCAAGTTCTCTAACTACAGATGACTTGCCCATTCCTGTACCAGAAGTAATGGTAACTAACTCACCTAGTCTAAACCCATGAGTCTTCTTGTTTAAACATACCCAAGGATAAGGAATGGATTGTCTATCTGGTCGGCTAAGCCATACTTCCTTAAGTTCAGTAGCACCTACTATATCACTAGGCATATAGGTTTTACTTCTCCACCAAGCATTTTCAATTTCCCTGATTAAACCTGCTTGAAGCATATCGCTGATGTCTTTGTAACCTTCAGGATAAGACATTATCTTTATCTTATCTGGACTGAAGATTTCCAGAGCTTTATCAATAGCTTCTCTTCCTGCTTTGTCATTATCAAAAGCAAGTACAATCTTTTCAAATGAATCGATGAACTCGAATGAGTTTTGTAGTGATTTAGCTACGCTGCCTGTTCCATTGCGTAGACTGACTGTCGCCCACTTGCCATTGAATACTTCTGCTAATGACAAGCAATCTATTTCACCTTCCGTGATAGTCAGGTATCTACCTTCAGCTTCCCATAGACACTCACCAAACAATCCTACTTCATGGAATTTACCAGTAGTCTTGAATCCTTTGGTAGCAACATCCCTTGTTTTCCAAGCGATAATCTTGCAGGAGCTATCTGTAAATGGATAGTGGTGCTTGCTTATCTTTCCATCAGCACCATACTCTACCTTGACTTTATATTTAGTAGCAATCTCCTGTGATATTTTTCTATCAGGTATGCTACCATAGACACCTAAGCTTGCAACCTCTTGGCTTGATTTAATCCTAGGTTTGTAGCTTGTGGTTTCTTCTCCATGCTCATGGTAGTCGCATGCAAAACAATGACTACTACCATCCTCGTATACTACTAGGTTGTCACCCCTAGTATCATTCCCTGTTGCCCTACAACTAGGACAGGGTTTTCTTGTTGAACTCATATCCTCCCTCCTGAAAGTTTATGGTTTATAGGTGATTACTTACGGTAATCAATCGGACATACTTTTGAGGAGGAGGGAGTCTTGGGTATGTCAGCCAAGCTACCTTCTCTCCTTAGTTACGCAGGTATATCAGAGAAGAATTGTTCATCTGCTTCTCTTTGTCCTTCATATCCCTCACCTACTGAAAGTATCAACACTCTTTTAGCATAAGGTACTTGCCCAGCAGTAGCATGTTCCTTAGTGGTGTACTCAATCCTAACCGTTGAACCGCTAGGTATTTCTTCATTCCATCTCTTTCCCTTTCCAGTAAAAACTGGAATATCGTAGCGACTTGTGAACTTTCGGATTGGTTCTCCCTCGTACTCTTTGATTTTTATTCCTTCTTTAGTCAGTCTGGCTGCCTCTTTTTTATCCAGAGTAATCTGCAAAGCGTACTTCTCAGTTGGCTGCCCTTGATATGTATCAAAGGTAGTCAGAGCTGTGTTGAAAATTGTAGTTCCTTGAACTAACATGTCTATCTCCTATAAAGTTAAAAGTTAAAGTCTATTGGTTTATTGGTTTATCAATAGTCGTAATACTTATAGCTTCCACTTTCCATGTTAGCTATGTAATCACCGTAGCCTATGTTATACATCTCACTTTCAGCTGCGTCTTCTTTATTGTGTAGAGTAAATTTTCTTATTGGTTTATTGTCTCTACAATCAGACCAACCTAATTTATAGAACTTTGGTTTGTCTGATAAATAATCTTTTTCCTCCTCTATAGAAATTATAGGGTATTGCCTCATTAGTTTATCGTTGCCTTACCTCCTATATCACCTACTCTTGTACCATTAAGGTGGGTGAAAGGAAG